TTCTAATAATCGTATTATTGGCACTTGGAACAAATTTTTCTGGATTTACATAGTCTTCATCATCAAGTAAAGTGGCAACCATTATAACATTGTCTACCCCTAAAAGATAAGCATATAGACTCGATTGTATAGCATAGTTTTCAGGTATATCATGTTCCCAATCCTGTGGCCTGCTGGAGGTTTTAATTTCTATAACCCCTTCAATTTCTCCATTTTCATTTATTAATAAAGAGTCCCACATTCCTCCGAAACATTTAGAGTTAGGAAAGAAATTCCCCCATGTTTTCTTAAAATAATCTTCACCATAAACATCCTCTGGAGTTTTTAAATTAAGCATGTACACATTTCTTAAATAGTCTATGACCTTTGGTTCTATGGTTTTACCAGCTATCGTATATTTATTATCTACAAATGGTTCCTCATAAGTCTTAGTTATAGCACACCATGTTTTAAAATCTGTGTTCCATACATCTAGCCCTAAAACACTAGCAAATCTCGTACCTGTTATTCTCTTAGGACTTTTAGGTGGTTCAATTTGAATCTGTTTCCCTATAAATTTCAACTATTTCACCTCCACATTAAATAATTCTAAATAAGCACTGTCAATAAATATCCTCACCTTTATACTAATCCTCCTTTAATAATCTTCCGATTTTAATGATATAGTCTTCACATTGTGTTTTAGTTATATTTTGTAAATCATTAGTTTCTTCTTGTATCTTTTTAACAACCTCCTTATATTTATCATCTTTTTTAATTAACATTGCTAATTGTTTTTTCAGTGCTTCAATTTGCATTTTATTCGCTTGTCCAGATGTCAAATCTTTTTTAATTTCTTTCTTTTCATCTTCAGATACATATTTAGGTTTGTCCACTTGCTCGTCATTTTCAGGGTCATTGCCTTCTGCAACCATAAAGTTAGTAGCAATAAAATATTTTAAACCACCTGTATAAGCCTTGTATAAAGCCTTGTCCCCTGTATCAGCACCTGTACCGCTGAAATAATAGTCTAGTTTTTCTCCTGTATCAATGTCTATTAATGTACCCATAAAATCAACTTCTACTAAGTGCATTGTACTATTTAAAATATCTGTACTAAATCGTCTCTCCAATTCTTGAATTTGAAAAATTAATCCTACTTCAATTAAAGCTTTTGAAAAATTTCTCTTATATTGGGCTTCTGTAATGTATTTATAGGACTGGTGCCTATTAATACCATCTTTTTCCCAATCATAACTATTTAATACTTTTTGCAACTCATAAATTTTTTTATAAATTCCCATTTAACTCCTCCTTTTTTATTTTATTGTAAAATATAACTTCTTTCAAAATATCACCTCTCTTTATTTAGTATCTACATTGTATCAAATACTTTGCAAAATGTCAACAATTATTTAGATAATATTTTAAAAAGTTTATTTTTTTCCTATAAACTGTTTAACCCTCTTTTTAGCCATTTCAATATAGAAGTCTTTATCAATATCTTCAATAGACAATTCATTCCTATTATCTATAATACAATGCTCTGGTAAATTGGCAATTTTATCATATCTTTCAGTACCATCTTTATTTAATTTAAACTTATGAATTGTACCATATCTCTCATCTTTAGTGGCATATACTCTATTAACGTTTTGAACCTCCACTCTTTCACCATTTATAGTATGATATGTTTTAAGATATGTGTTACCTGTTCTAGCAATCATTTGAAAATTTAAAATATTTGTTTCCTCATTTATAGTATCCTCTACTGGTTTATTAAATAATAAATAGTTTACTAAGGCATTGTGAACCACTACTAAAGAATTATTATTTATATCTCCACCACCATAGTTACCAACCATTGCACCTGTGGTTACCACTTTACCGTTTTCCAATAACATACAATAATTATTAACATCTTTTTGTACTATTTTCTTAATTCTATCTTCACCTAAAGTTAACCTAGTTCTATTTTCCCATTCTTTAGCCACCTCCTTTGCCTTATCCAACTCATTCCTATCTATGGAGAATAATATACCGTCTGTGTTAAAGTTGATTGGCTTAAAGCTCTCACATTCAGCCTTTATACCAAATAGTAAATCAGTCATTACCAGTTGCCCTGTAATACATACACTCCTACCCATTAAAGGGTCATAGAGGTCGTTACATTCATTCAACATTGCCCCATATGTGGTATTTAAAATCAACTTTCTAGAATCAGATACAGCCTTATTACCCTCTGCCTTAGCTTTCATTCTCTCATCATATATTTCTTTAAACTCCTCTGGATTAGGAACATTTCTACTCAAGAAATTATATTGAATCATTATGGACGGATAAAGTGAGTTAACATCCCACAATAAGATTATCCTATCATCAGTACTCTCTTCTATATAATTTGGAATACCAGCGTGTACTCCACCCCAAGCGTACACATAATCCATATCTGGTTGAAAAATGGTTAGTTTTCCAGAATAATACATATGGGTTTTATTTCCTTTTTCATCTGTAAATATTTGTTTCGGTTTCTCATACTTTTTCGTTTTCGGATTATATACTTCACCTTTAAATAATTCTTCGTCTGAAATAGACTCATCATACATTCTGGAATAAAAATCCCTTATTGCTTTTGGTATTCTTTCCCAATTTATAACCTTTGGAGGAACATAATTTCTTTCATCATCTCTTGGGATTTTATTGGCTTTTAAAATTTGAGCTGTTAATTTAGCGTTAGTCATTCTTAGAGATTCAGCATCATTTAATCCTATTAATCGTCCAACGTCCACTTTAGGTTTTAGATAATTACCTTTCCTTTCATGAAATAATCTTTCAGTAGCGTCAACATCGGCTTTATTGTACAATCTTATTTCCTCTATTTCCTTATCTGTTAATGGTCTATCAATATCAAATGGTATAGAGGATTCTTCAATATTCATTCCCAAGTTACCTTCAATAACTTTTAAAGATAAACCCATATATAAATCATCTCTTAAATCAAAACTATCAAAGTTTTTCCAATGTCCTTGTAAAAATGGAAATTCCCAAGGGAGTTTCTTGTCCTCAATTATCCAGTCGTTTAATTTTTTTAGAGTATAGTTATCTGCCCCCACCATTATTGCCAAGAGAATATAGTCATCATACATTTTATTATTGAATCCACATAAAATAATATTTTTCTTTCTCATAAAATCTCTAACACCATTGTTATCATTATGGTAAAACCAATACTCTCCTGTTCTCAAACTTTTAAATGTAACTGTCCAATCATATTTAAACACCTCAAGGTCATAAAATATAATATCCATTATCTTCACCTTCCTGTTTTTTTCAAACCATTCTTAATTCATTTAATCACCTCGTAATCACCTGTTAAAAAATCTACCTTTCTAACACATTCTACATACCTTCCATTATGAAATACTAATAAATCTTTTGTAATATCTATTAATTTACCTTCAAATTTTCTCCTACCGTTTATTCTAGTAAATTCAGCAAATAAATCTTCTTTCACAGGATAATTAGAGTTTTCTTTGATAGAATAAGTTTCTCCTAATTTAAAATCTAGTTTCTTATCTACATCTTTCAAATTTATACCTCCTTTGAGTTCTTGTCGTCTACGGGATTCGTGAAGCCCTAATTTAATACATTGTTCTCGCACATGAGTATGACTCACCCCTAATGTTTTCCCCATATCTACAAAAGATAATTTACCATAATTTTCGATTATATAGTCCCTTTCCCAATCTGCAAGTGGTCTAGCATGTGAATATTGTTTAGTCATTTCCATTCCTCCTTATCTATAATAACTTCTCTGATACTCTAATATATATTCCTCAAATAATCTTTCACTAAAATCACTATATTCAGATAATGATTTATAAATTTTTTCCTCAATTGTACCTTTAGTTAAAAAGAAAATATAGGTACACTTCTGGTTTTGACCTATTCTATGAATTCTATCCCTACTCTGCTCTAATATGTTTGAAGACCGAGTTGGTTCATAATAAATTATAGTATCAGCTTTATATAGGTCTATACCCTCACTACAGGCTTTATACTGACACAATATAACTTGAATAGTATCATCCTCTTGAAACTTCTTCCAAACCTGCTTGTCCTTCTGTTGTCCATTAAGATACACATATTTAATTTTTTTCTTGTCCAATAATTTGGCAATTTGGTTCATTGAATATTGAAACTCATAAAATATAACTAATTTCTTATCAAAATCACTTATAAAATCATCTAAGACTTTTATCTTTTCACACTTTAAATCTATAGTTTTATCATCTACATTTAAAAATCCAGAACATACTTGTCTTAACTTAGCCATTCGAGTTAAACTGTTATCGGCTAATAAGTTAAATTTCTCAACTGTGGAATGTTTCATCAATTCTTTATAAATTGCCTTTTCCTTTAGCTCTATTTCAAATATTTTATCTGGTAATTTTTCTGGTAAATCTAAACATTCTTCTTTAGTAACTCTATAACTATACTGGGAAATAATGTCTTGTAATTTGTCCACATTTATATATTTATAAGGTTGATACCATTGGTTTAATAAACAATATTCTTTAATAAAATCTGTCCAACTGCCAAATATTTTAGAATGTATCCATTGTTTATTTTTATATGGATATAAAAATGTAAATTGAGAATAAATGTTTTCAAGTTGTCCATTGGCTATTGGCGTACCTGTTAAAATATATCTATATTTAGCATCGACTCCTAACTGTAAACAAGCCTTAGTCCTCTTAGCACTCCTATTTTTAATATAATGGCTCTCATCTAAGATGATACAATCCCATTTCTTGTCCATATACTTGCTCTGACCACCTTTAGTCAAAAGTTGCTCGTAATTTGTTACCTCTAGGACGTTTTCTAACTTCACCCCATGGTATTCATTCACTAAGGGTATATCTCGCCACCACGAGCCTATAACAGGTTTGGGACAAACTACCAAGGCGTTTTTAATTTTTTTATCTTTATAGAGTTCAGCAACTCTAAATAATGCTGTTAAAGTTTTCCCTGTTCCTTGTTCCATGAATAAAGCAAAACAATTATTCATTCTAAGGTAATTTAAGGCTAATTCCTGATGTCGATATAATTTTATACTCATTATCTACTCATCCTTTTAATAGCATCTCTTACATAATAATAGTAATCATAGTCTATTTTGTTTCTTTTTCTTTGTTCCTTTAAAAGATGGTTTCTATTTTCTCTGAATTCCTGATATTTATCACAAGAATCGTGACAACCTAAATATCTTTTTTCACAGTTATAACATGGAGGTGTCTTTCTCATTTAATTTACCTCCTTAATGTTTATTCCATCAATTTCTTCTTCACAGTTGGGACAAATATAATAACAACCCATTTTTTCTTCATCATCAATTTTCCCATAATTATCGTCATAACTTTTAATATTTAACTTTTCCATAGTAGACTTGTCCCAACTTAAACTAGAAAACATTTTACCACACTCTGGACATTCATACATTTTCATTTATAAGTCCCCCTTTTTCATAAGTTTGAATTAAAATATTTCAGATAATTCTTTATTTAAAATCTCACATATTTTTTTCATTTCAGTTAAGGTAAAGTCTCGTTTACCATTTTCTTTCATTAGATAAGAATACGTAGATATTCCTATCCTTTTAGCTATATCTTCTTGAGTTAATCCTTTTTCGACTCTAGCTCCTTTTAATTTATGATTTATTCCAGTCAAATTATTCACCTCCTTTTTCAATTCACACATTGGTCGCCGGTGGAAAATCCTCCCTGTGCGAACTTCCCGCACCTAGAACCTAGCCCTGCTAAACTATTGTTACCCTGTAGAACTTGAAGGAGAATCCTTCGGGCAGGGTAGTAACTCCCTCTGGAAGCCCTCCTCCTATCAACTGTGCAACATACAGTTCGGTATCTTCATCTAGTGTAACAAAAGCTCTATTCATAGGTACTTCAAACCCTAGCAGGTCTGAAAGTACTACTGCTGTGTCTACATGTCCTATGGCTGATACTACATCTGTTGGTATATCTTCTGGTGCTACTTCATCGAATCTCACTGTAGCTGAGCCAGATAGCATTTGAAGACTAAAAGCATTTCCTAATATTCTTTTCATTTATATACCCCCTAATTTTATTTTTTCCTATTCAATTCCCTCTTTGTTTTGATTTCATATTCATTGTAACATAATGTTGAGAGAATGTCAACAATTATTTATAAATTATTTTAATTTATTTATATTATATGTATTTTTAAAAATAAAATACCCCAATATCAAAAGATATTA